GCGCCATCCTCGTCGCCAGTCAGCTTGCGGCAGGCGAGGGACTCAACCTCCAGACATGTAGCGACTGCGTGATGCATGAGCGGCAGTGGAATCCCGGCAAGGAAGAACAGTGTGAAGGTAGATTCATTCGTATCGGTCAGGCTGCTGAATCGGTGAATGCGATTTACACGCACATGCAGGGGCTCACAGCAATCGACGCGCAGCTAGATGGAATCGTTGAAAGGAAGCGAATCCAGTTCCATAACTGGGCTTCAGAGGGCATCGAGATGCCGAAGTGGAATGAGGACTCACTGATGAAGGAGCTTGCAGAAGCCATCGTCAGCGGACACAAGCGGAAGAAGGCATTCGCGCGTAGCTAGAGTCGGCAGAAAGAAGGGGGCCGCGCATCCTACACGCGGAACTGATTCAAACTACAGGCTGGAGTGAATATGAATATCAAGAATCTCGACGAATTGAAGGCTGCGCTGACCGCGATGGAAGGTACTGGTGTAGCATCATGTTGGGACGACACGCGGCCGGGCATGTCGCAATACACACTGGCACGTGCTATCGAGAAATTCAATGAGATACCAGATGACATGCGAGAGGAAATGTCTGGATGGTATGAATGCGTGTATGGAAATGGCGGCTATTCGCGCTATTTCGTCAATATGAAGACTGGAGAGGTTACATTCTCCAAGTTTCACTCATATGATGCTAAGACTGCTAAGGCGCAGAGTCTTGGTTTCAATCTGCACTAGACAGGCTGGAGTGAATATGTTCAAGAAGACTAAATACGACTATTCATCATGGGCCATCCCGACTGACGAGGATGTGCTGGATGTAAATTTCAGTTCAATAGTCTCGGACTTGCGTGCTATCGTTAGCGGGACACTGGCGCCACGATCATGGGCTGACTTGTCCTCTACGTGGAACCACGAGACAGATATGACGCGCGGGAATTATTCGGCATACACTAGCAGGAAGCTGGATCAGCCGAAGAAATCAACCTATGTGCCGAAGGCATATGACATGCGCCGTGTGAATGCGATGGTCAGGATTCTGGTGAAATCAGGAAGAATGACAGAAGCCGACGCGCGCGTGAAGGCGATTGAATTGCTTGTGTTTACACCTACGACCACCACTGAGGGAGTACAGAAATGAAGATGAATGAGAAGATGCTCACGTCGCTACAGAAGTCATTCGGCATGATTGAGGATAAGATGCTGGATATCCTCGTCATGACACGAGATGCGGACACACAGTATGGACTCATCAACCAGCGCGCGCATGAAGTCAGTAGTGAACTCAACAAGCTGAAGCATGCGGTGATGGAGTCAGACAAGTGTGAATACTGCCGAGAGGCAGGTCTGACCGATGAACCTGCGAAGGAGCGTATCGAGATTCATGTAGATATGTCCTCCAGTCCCATCAAGCCACGATTCGAGGTGTGGATTGACGGAGTGAGATACTACAACGGCACGCACAACCAGTGCATGATCGTGCATGGCTACAGGACGATGTATCCCGGCATGACTCTGGACCAGATGAATGATGATGCTGGCGGTTATCTGTCGGAGGTGAAATAATGTGGAATAAGATTCTGACGTTGTGGGGTGTGTTCGTGGTAGCTGGAGCCGTCTATATCACGTATGTAGGCGCATGGATTGACTTCATGAAGTGGCTTTCCAGTCTCTAGTTTCGGCCAGTTCCAGAGTCGGTGTGCAGAATTCTAACTTAACACAATAACTGTGAGCGGAGCGAACATGAATGCATACAATCGTAAGAATCGCATGGGGCAGCAGTTCACTATCACCGAGAAGCCACAGGGAACTACAGAAGTCAAGCTGTGGGATGGGGATAAGCGTATCCTCATCAATCAGCCTATCAGCAAGATGCTGACCGGATGGACCCGCTGGATCGCCATGAACAACTTGATTCAGGATGCGTTCCCCTTCCTGAGTCTGGATGAACGTGAGTTTCTGATGAGTGGGACCACACGCAGCGAATGGGCACAGATGTTTGGTCGCAGCAATCTGGACATTTCGGGCCACGAGATTGTTGAAGGTAAGGATGATGAATAGAGATTGCTAACCTGTTTCTACACCATAGTGTCCACAGGTTGGTAGACAGGTACCATCTTGAACCTGGCCGAAAAAATCAAGATTCAGTTGACTGACTCTGAATAAAAGTCAGAGTTTCACTCACAGAAGGAGCTATGATTTAGTGACACGCACTCAGTCAACTTCCATCGACTGCGTACAACTCCAAGTGTCATGTATGTCGATAACTGGGGCGTGTCACTAACTGATAGTTTCGCTAAGCAAGTAACTGTAAGCATACTGAGGTGAACTAATGGCAGATAGATACAAGACAATACGCGCGCCGAAGACTGGTCGAATCATCGCACCGAGACTGATGGATGGTGACAGGAGACTGCACTACAGTGGCGGACTCCCACCTGAAGTGCGTGAAGGACTCTGGAGAATTGCGATACGTGAGAATCAGAGTGTATCGTGGGTGTTGGAGCAAGTCATCATCGACTACTTCGACCTGCGTCGTCCAAAGTATAAGAAGCGCGAGAAGCAAGTTAAGGAAAAGGTGGCGTAATGGACTCCATCTGGTACTATGTATTCTTCTTCGTCATTGGTTACTTCTGTGGCAAGAAGCAGGAGAAATATGAGTCTGCAATCAGAGCAGGACAGAAAGAGGAGACATACAGGTGACTGACATACTGATTCCGAAGAAGAATGTCATCCTCGATGCTACATCTCTCAGTAGTCTGATGAGCTGTGGTCGCTTCTATGACCTGCGCATGAATCATCGGTTCATGTCTGTGAAAGGTAAGTCGAACTCTCTCGAAATCGGGAGTCTGATTCACAAGGTGTTAGAAGTATATTACAAACATAGGATCAGTGGCTTTGGTCTGAGCGAAGCGAAGGGACAGGCTCAAGCTGCCGGTATGATGTTTGTCATCGGCTGTCCGCATTGTGCCGATGGTACAGACGCGCATCCAGCGTGTGGGCATGAACCAGAGGAATATCCGGGTGTGAAGAACACACCGGAGACGAATTCGGGCTTCACTGTCGGCTGGAGATTCGCACTCGACACATGTGAACAGTACTTCGACTTCTACAAGAGTGATTCATTCATTCCACTCGCGTGTGAGTATGTGAAGGGTGAGATTATCTACGAGGACGACGAAATCAGAATTCTGTGGAAGGCGAAGTTCGATCTGACTGTAGACACGAATCAGATTGGCATCGTATCCATGGATCATAAGACATTCAAACAGCGACGTGATAAGAGTACGCTGTCGAATCAATTCCTCGGACACTGCCATCTGCTGAAGTCGCGGAATGTCATCGTCAATAAGATCGGCCTACAGACATCTCTCAAGATAGGTGAGCGGCTGAGTCGAGAAGTAATCAGCTTCAGCGCCGATAGACTGGATGAGTGGCAGAGTGAGATTCTGCCGTACTATGCATACAAGTACATTCAGTATCAGGAGAGTGGATACTGGCCTCCAGACTACACGCACTGTGACACGATGTTCGGTCCATGTCCTTTCAAGATGGTGTGCGAGAGTGACAGGGGCATGCGTGACGAGGAACTGAGAGCGAACTACATCATTGGGCCTGTATGGGATCCAACGAATCCAGCCAATAAGGAGAGTGAATGATGCATCGAGAAGAACTACTCAGGATGATTCAGGACGACTGGACACTGGGACAGCTCGTAAACTATATCACTCAGCTACGTGAGAGAGTGGTAGATACACAGGCTCTCATCAAGGAATTGCAAGCAATCAAGCGCAAGAAGTCACGCGAGAAGCAGACATTCGAGAATGGACCCAGAGGGGGAATGTAATGCCGAATATGAATGATGTGGGCTTCGATTCCTTGTACTGCATGTTCAAGGGAGAGCCAGGAACTCGTAAGAGTACTCAGGCGCTATCATTCCCCGGACCACAGTACTGGTTCAGTTGGGACAGGAAGATGAACGGTATCTATCTCCCCATGAAGAAGTGGGGACTTGATCCGAAGACTATCGCATACGATGACTATGACGACTGGACGAAGCCACGTAAGAAGTTGGAAATGTTCCAGACGGATTGTCCATATCGCACTCTCATCTTCGATAGCATCACTAGCATGGCAGATATGACGTTGCGTCAGACTGTGAAAGCTAAGTACGGCATGACGCGCGGGTCTGGTGCAGCGGCAGGTAAATTGATTGCAGGTATCGCAGTCAATGAGATCGAAGACTACAATGCTGAGTCAGCAGCACTCCAAGAACTCATCGCACTCACGAAGGACATCGCCACCTACCACAAAGTCAACATCATCCTCATCGCACACGTCGTTCAGGCAGAATACAGGAATACCACCAACAACACTACCCACATCAGCCGCACCATCGTGACTGCGGGTAAGAAGGTGGCGCCGAAGATTCCTGCATACTGTGGAGAGGTGTATCACTTCAATATCGACAGGGGTATTGACGTGAATGCCGGTGGTGCCTATACCTGCCTGACTGAACACACAGGTGATGACTTTGCGCGTACAGCGTTGGGACTCCCGAAGAAGATTGAATTCGGTGAGAAGCCGCTGTACGATACGTGGATTAAGCCAGCTATCGCGGGCATGAAGG